CAGGATTGCGTCCTATTCCATTGGACAAAAACGAGAAGTTCTTTCCAACCGCAACCAGTGATTTCATGTTCAAGCTGTTCGACAACTTCTTTCTCAAGTCAGACTTGATTGCTGACAAGTTCAAAAGAAATAAACGAGCTTACTTGCTTCACTCAGACCCCGGTATGGGCAAGTCTGCAATGATTCGTCATTTCTGTCGCAAGTATCTGACACACGATGGAACTGCAATCTTACAAGTCGGTGGAGATGTTGACTTTCAAAAGCTCACAACCATCTTTTTGCAGAGCTACGCTGAAGATGTGAAGCGCATTGTACTTATCATCGAAGACTTTGGTCGTCGTGATTATGCGAACAACACAAGTATATACAATCCAAGCTGCTTGAACTTCCTTGACGGTGTTGCTGGATTGTTTCGTGTGCCGACATTGATTCTATGCACAACCAACTTCATTGAGCATCTCGGACCACAGCTCACCAATAGACCGGGTAGATTCAACCGAATTATCAGAGTTCAACCACCCAGTGACGCTGAAGTGTTTGAGCTGGTAGAAGGCATGGCAGATATCAAGCTGACAGACGAGCAAAAAGCAGCTTTCTCAGGAAAGGGAATGACTCCTGACCATGCGCTTGAAGCACTGCTTCGTCATGAGATTGAGGAAATCAGCCTTGAGCAAGCTGCTCAGGAAGTCGTGAAGGAAAGAGAAGGTCTGACAAACTGGCGACAGTGAGTCAGACTTTGATGATGTAGCTTACGTTTGCATTTGTTGGGCGGGTTTCTGAGTCACCATTTCCAAGGGATGCGCCAGTTGATGATACTGAAGCACTAGAGCTGTTTCCGCTAGACGTTGACGCACTTTGTGAGATTGTTGGCATGTCATATCTTCTATAACCGGGATTGTGAAAGTTTGTATTTGAAACTGAATAGTTCTGATCATTGATAACGCTGTTGCCTCTAACAGCATTAGACCACCAAAAAGATGCGCCATCATTTCCAATCGGTATTGTGTGTGTATGTACATATGTGTGACTATGAGAAGAACTTCCGAAAGTTCCAGAAGCAGTACCACCACTAACGGCTAGAGCATTCTTTGCAGTCGCATTCCCTTGAACAGAACCAACAGCATCACCAACAGCACCACCACTGTTTGCAGCAGTTCTGCTTGCTTTATCTGGGTCACGTCCAGCACCACCATCAGCACCACGAAGGAAACGACCACGGAAGTCTGGAAGGTGAAAAGTTGATGAGCCATCACCTGAGCCATGAGCTGTTCCAATTGCAGCAAACAAGTCTGCATACTGTGTTCGGCTTACTTGTGAACCATCACAAACCAACCAGCCTGTGGGAGCGGTAGCACCACCAAATGGAAGAATAACACCAGCAGGCATCACTGGCGCAACACCACCAGCGAGCTGAGATGCTTTTGCATCTGCGACCGTTGCTAATAATGCTGTACTTGCCATGATGTTTTCCTCAAAGTTTGATGATGTAATTCAATGAAAGAGAAGCTGGTGCGGTTTCTGAGTCAGCACTTGCAACTGTAACTGAACTTGACCCATGAGTATGTGCAATGTTTGTTGTACCTGATACGGAGTGACCGTGGTTGTAGGCTGATGCTCCACCTGTCGTTCTTCCTACATCCCACCTATCTGTTCCACTTCCAGCTTGCACATATCCAGCGCCACTATAAGAACCAAGTTGCCAATTATAATCGCTATAACCATGTGTATGTGCTACGCCACCACTTGCAGCACTACCTGATGCCAAACCTATGTTGCTCGTTCCTTGTGATTGACCTGCGGCTGTTCCAGAAAGACCATTTGTCGCAGTCTTCTGACCACCCTTAGCAGCAAGCGAACCACCTGCCGGAGTATGGCCAGTCACACCACCGTAGTTGGCTGTTCCATTTGTTCCAGAACCACGAGGAAAGACGCCACGCATATCTGGAACATTGAAAGTGGTTGAGCCATCACCAACGCCATAGGTGTCAGCGATGACAGCAAACAACTTTGCATAAGTCGTTCTGCTTTTTTCTGTACCGTCACAAAGCAGCCAACCATCCGGAGCCGTTGTTCCTGCGAACGGCAACACTGTTCCAGTTGGGGCAATCGCAAGAAAAGCCATTAGAATATCTCCCAAGTTGTGCCGTTGCTCATGAGCTGCAATGACTCAAATCTGAACAGCGAAACAGTTGCTTCGCCATCAATGGTATCACTTCCAGAAGCAGCAACGGTTAGGATTTTTGTTGTATCCAGCCTGCTCTTGATGATGAAGATTCTTCCACCAACAGCCGCAGCAAGTGGCAAAGTAACAGTGTAATCAGCAGACCCAATTGCAGACAAATAATAATCAGATGAGAGAAGCGATGCTGTGGTTGTAACTTCTCTGTACTTTGGAACAACAGCAGTCTGATCAATCGACAGTGGGAAGTTAGTTCCAACCGCTGGAGCATTCAAAGCATAGTTGATTGATGCTCCTGTGTAGCCAGCAATCGAAGGCAGTGCGACTTGCAGCAATCCTGCTGCTGTTACTGTCACAGCAAAGCCAACTGGTGGAGTATCACCAGCCGTCTGTGTCGTTACATAGAAGTCATCACCAGCACCGTTTTGTGAGAACTGGCACTGTACATAAAACTTCAAAGGTGTTGTGCCTTCAATGCTGATAAAGCCAGCAAGCTCACCAGCATCGTAGGTAGAAACATCTTGAACAGTCGTGATTGCGTTGTTAGTCAATGAGACTTGTGTTCTAGCGTTTGCACCACCAATTACATAGCCACGCTTGATGCCCACCAACAATGTAGTCGCACTTGTAGCAACACCAACCGGCACTGACACATGACCAATCACGCTTGGTTCTGTTGCTGTCACTGCTCCGAAGGTTGCTGCTGAAAGGAAGTAAGTAGCTCCAACTGTAAGTCCAGTTAGACCCTTCACCTCACCAGCAGGCTGAAACTGAAATGTGTCTGCGTCAATCACTTTGCTGACAATGCCGAGAACTTCAGAAGTGTTTACCGCATCTGCTTTTGCTCGTGTGTATTCAGTGCCATCGTGATAGATGGCTTCGCCTTCAACCAAGTCATGCACTTGGTCAACTGTGATTGCAGCAGAACCTCCACCAGTAGAACCAATCACACGCCACTTGCTTACAGATGTATCGTATTTGACTAGCAACGAAGCATTATTCTCAAGCTGAAGGTCTGCGCCAGTACCAGTGAGTAATCTGTTTGCAGCAGTTCCTGCGTCATTGCTGAAGCTGACAATTCCACCAGTCGAGTTTGTGAAGATTGCTACCCTGCCAAGTCCATCTGCTGGAGCAGTGATTCCCTGAACCGAAGCAAGTCCACCACCATTGAGGATGACGTGCAGCGTAGAAGGTGAAGAGAGTGTTTGTGCAATTCCAGTTGCAGCATCGTTCTCTTGAGCAGCAGTCATTGTCTCGAAGAATTTCAGCTTGCCTGTCGTCTCAAGGTCGATGTCAGGGTCAAGGTCTGCCGTGACAATGTTCGAGTGATGAGGGTAAATGTATATTTCAAGAGTCTTTGGAACGCCTGAAATGTTCTCAAATGAAAGTGTATCTGTATCAACTTCTGTGATGTCCAGAACGCCATTGACTAGCTCATGCTGACGAATGACGACACCAGCTTCAGCAACCACCACCTTCAGGTTAGCAAGCGACTGACCGAAGTTGTGCTCGACTTGAACCACTTGCCCATCAGCAAATGAAATCGAACCGCTCCATCTTCCGGTGATGTTGTTTGAAAGATATTGAACAGCAGCAACGATTTGACCATGGAGCGTAACTCCGGGGTCGCTGCCCAAATCTGGCCACTCCACATTCTGACGACCATAAGCCGTGACGTTGTTTGCCATTGTTAGACCTTCCCGTACGAGTAGTGATTATCAAAGTCATTCGAGCTTCGCTCTGCAACCTTAGTTTTTCCATTGATGAAAATTGTATATCGGTGCGAGCGAGTGACTAGCGTCAAGCCTACATGCCGATGAGAGAGAGAGCCAGCGTTCAGTCTTGCTTCCATTTCCCACTGGAAGTTGCAGAAGTCAGCACCGGGGCATTCGACCATTTTGAGGATGTTGCCGTCCATCGTCTTTGCTTCGAGGATGGCGAACAAAAGCCCATCTCTGCTTTGTCGCCAAGCAGAAAGGAGCGGGTCATCTCCGTTGTAGTCCCACCCACCATACTTGGTGGGCTTGTCTGCGTATTCAAAACGCCAGCGCAAGCGCAAGCGTGAATATCGGTGCTGTGCTATGGGCAGCATCTTGCTGAACCTCCAGTCAGATAATCGTTAAGCTGTGTATGAGTATCTGAATATCTTAGCGAGCTGGAAAATACCACCGTCTGCAAATGCTTGAGCAAGATAGATGCGAACACGGAGCTTCGCTCTGTTACCCAAAGCAGCGTCTGTCGAGATGCCAATTTTGCCATCAACTGGAGCCGATGGAGCGTTCTCAGCAGAGTCATCCGGAGTAAACAAACACGCTTCCTTGATGAGGTCGAATGCTGTGTCTGGACTTTCGCCTTGACCTTCACGACCGAAGACCTTGACGTACTTAGTAGCAGCTTCACCGCCTCGTGAGCCAGCGATGTCGAACTGGTTCGTGGTGTTCACGTCATAGTCCATGTCCATCCACAAACCGGAAGCAAGTCCGTTCGAGTTGTTCTTAGCAGCAGATGAGATGTCTGTGTTCAGACCTTCTTGCAGAACCTTTGCAAGATTCTCAGCAGCGTCTGTGTTGCTAGGTCCACCGTAAGTGAATCCAGTCTCAGCGTAGGAATCAAGATAGATTTTGACCTCAGTGATTGGGTCAACGATTGCATCGTGACGGATATAAAGAATCTGTGCGCCCAGATTATTCTCTTGGTCTTCGACGGGTGCATACCCACCGTTGGTTACCTGACCAAGGTCAAGTCCTGTGCCACCTCCGGCTAGGGCGTCACTGACGTTTGGTCCACTTAATGTTTCAGAGATAGTAAGCAAAACAGCCATCGTTGAATCCCTCTCGGTTGTTCTGACAAAGCAGAAGTTTCAAAGCACAGTCACACAATCATACACTATCACTATTCGCCCACGATAGTTGCATTCTGACCACCAACAATACCTGTGTATTCTGGATTCCATCCAGTGAACGGAAGCATCGTGAAAGCCCACAGTCGCATTGGTAGCTTCAACCCGTTTGGCGAGTAGCTAATTTCTCTTATCTGGCATGGTACATCAACAAACTGGGTCGAGCCAATCTGCACGTCAAGCGTGACCCATTCTCCAAGGTCTTTCAAGATGGCTCGATTGGTCAAAGACAGTGTGATGATTTCACGATAGCCAGACACCAGCTTGAGCGTCTCAGTTGCTTGAGTAACAACATCTGACTCAATGTATAGGTTTGGATAGATAAGCAGTTTCGTTATTTCTTTGCCGGATTGCAAAATTGCTGCTGGATTGCGGTAGTAACCAGTGCTGAAAGCATTGTCTCCAATGTCCGGCAAATATGAATAAACCGCTCTCATTCGGTTGAAGTTGTTTCGGTCGTCAATCTGTGGTGTCAAACTGTCTTTTTCCACATCCCAATTGCGGATAATGAAATCTGGGTGAGCAATGAACTCATCCCAGTGCAGCGCACTCAAGTCTATTTTTTGTGACCGATTGAAGAATAGCTCAAGCCTGACTTGTTCAAGCAAGCTGACAGCGTATTCCATGGCGTTCTGTGGCTCACCGATGTACGCTCTGCCTTTGACGAGAGACACCGCACTTGTCGCTGGCGAAGACTTGTCTGCATATGTTTGCCACGATGAATCGAAGTCTGAGTCACTGACTCCGCCATAAGTCTTGAGAACGTCCTTTGCTATTCCAACAATGTTGTCACTGTATGAATTAAGGTCTTTGCCTTTGACCCTGACAAAGAACTCATCTGAAGTATTGTAAATCCATTTGTCTTGTTCGATTTGAAATGCAGACGAATCTTGAAGCAACTCAAAGTAATTATTATTTGAGCTGAGACTTTGCACTATTGTTGCTGGAATACGATAATAGATTTCAGAGCGTCTCAGATAGATTTGATTCAAGTCTAGTTCTGTGTTTGCGTTCGCTGAGATGACGAGTGCAACATTGATCGGTGAATCGTTTGAGTGACGAGTCACAGTCGTGTTTCCAGTCACTGAATCATTGCCAGTGAGTTGATAGACTTCCGAGCCACCAGTTGGTGAATGACCAATGGTGAACTCATTTGCTGTGACAGAAATCACATAATGCGACTGTTTCAAGTGCGATGGAAAGTGCGGATTGTCTGATGATATGTCGATATGATAACCGGGCGACAATCTGTGATTGATGCACTGAAAGATGACTGGCGTTGATGCGTCTGGAGATGGAATGACTGTGACAGAAAGCTCCTCGTTATTGACGAAGATGTCTGCTCCGTTCACGACCTTTGCCGGAACTGACGACAAACCGGGTAGCGTTGATACTGTCCAGTCGCCATAAATGACGGGTATCGTTGTTCCCCACAGGTCATCAGCAGCCTTGGGAAAGCCAGCTTGAGTGAACACGTCTGGTGGAAAGTTGATGTTTATTTTTTCGAGAATGTCACGAGCTTTGATTGTGATGCTCTTGACCGAACGAGCGAAGCCGCCTTCTTCTGTTACCGCTCCACGAAAGATAGCAACATATGAATCAGCGACATCTCGAAGGCCTATCTTCACAGTCACGAGACGACCAATCCAGCCACCGAATGAATCGCCACCGGGCAAGAACTTGTTGAACCTGCCATCCACGTTCGATAGCTCAAACGTCATTTCCGAGAATACTATGCCTTGACCAAGGAACTCACCGATTGTTCTGGACACGTCTGGAAAGGTAGTTAGAGCTTCATAGAAATGCTCTCCAACATATTTGTTCCTGTCAGATGCTCTAATAATTGAGCCGTCTGGTGCTTCGATGTCAACGATGAGTTCTACCTGATTAGACAGGTTGTCATTCGTCGCATTGAGGAATGCTTGAGTTAGACTGGTTGCCCGTTCATAGGGCTTTCTATCCGACGAACTCATAGCGATTCATCCACTCTGATGTTGAAGTCAACATAGTCAGCATCAACGCCTTTATAGTTGTGCTCCTCGGCTGGAAGTTCGTTCAGCTTACCAAACACTGTAAAGCGTGTTGGTTGTTGCGGCACTGGAATCCACAAGCACTTGAGCGTGATGCCTGCAATGCGGAAGATGTCGTCCATCTGTGCCCAGTTGAATCGACCATATCGAATACTCTTGAACTCAAGCTCAAGGAACGATTTCTTGCCTCGGTCGTTACTTACGTTCGTGAAGCCTTCGGTGTAGACCTTATCAACGAACTGCTGTTTACCGAAGCGAACTCGGTCAACGAAGCTCTCATTGGTGAACACCATCGCAGAGCCAAAGACGAGCGTACCAATCTTCAGGAAGCCGTCACGACTACCGGGGTCTTGGATAATGAATCGCCAATATCTGAAGCTCAGAAGCGGAAGTGTCGGTGCGATGTAATACATGTTGATTGGGTCAACATCCATCGGTGTGTCAAACTCAATCAAGCTGAAGTCTTCTGTGTTCGATGCCTGCATGCGGATGCTTGCTGAACCTGTCAGGTTGTGACTCAAGATACCCACAGTATCGTTGTATACACCTTGCTCAAGCTGAGTGTCACAAGTAATTGTTGCTGTGAGAACTCCGTCTGCCGTTCTCCAGTATTGTTCGACGATATCCGTATTCAAGTTATTCACAGAGAAAGCATCGCTCGCACTTGGTGCTGTGCTTGTTGCTGTCCAGTTGAGTCCATCGTTGCCACGGCTTGGGAAGTCCATCAACACACGCAAGTTGCTTGTGTTGTAAAGAGCTGACTTGAACTGAACTGCAAACGCAGCTTCATATACGGACGTAAACTGTAAGCCGATTGGGGCATTCTTTGTGATGTATCCTTCGAACTGCTCTCCGACTTTCTTCTCTTTAGTGATGACACCTTCGAACTGCGTTGGAAGTGGCGGTTCTTTGGTCAGGAAGCCATGGAACTGCACACCAAGCGATGGTTCCTTGGTGATGTATCCCTCGAACTGAAGTCCGAACCTCGGCTCCTTCGTCATTACGCCTTCGAACTCAGTTGCGAGAGGTGGCTCTTTGGTCATGAAACCATCGAACTGCACTGCGACTGGAACGTGTCTGACGGGTGCGAGGTATTGGTATTCGCTCAGGTACGGCTCATCGTTTAGATAATCACCAGCAATGATGTGCGGCTGATTGTTGGAAGCTCGGAACTCAAGACCTTCAACCTTTTTTCCTGTCGGGTTCAAGCCCTCGAACGACACTGCGACTGGAGGTTCCTCGATGAGCTTGGCAAGGAACTGAACACCGAACTTCTTGTCGAAGTAGAAACGCTGGAGCCATTGAGTCGCAAGCGTTCTTTCTTGAGT